ACGTACGCTCTAGGAGCGCAAGCGTTGTACCCACAGGCGCGTTAGCAGACATATCTGATATGTTGAGGTCGCTAATAGCCCCCAGACGCCGCCCTTCATTAGTAATCTGGTTGAGCAGGGCAAGCAGAGTCTGGCTAGGTTCTTTATATGGGAGAGGCATGATATTGTCACGGATAGACCCGCTCGGCACGTCCACATCCTTCCACTCTCCCGGCTCTATGGGCGTATCATCACCCTTGATACGCAGGCCACGCGACTTGAGGCCACCGGGGAGGTTAGAGAGTGTGCCTGCGTCAACAAGTTGACGTATGAGGGATGTACCCGCTCTCGCATACCCACCGATAATGTGAATGAGCCCAAGCCCATAGAACCCAAACCCCGGCACGTAAACGTAGTGGACGAAGTGCTGACGCTTCAACATTAACTCGTCATCTTCGTTCCAGTTACGGCGGATAGCCAATATCTCGCCCGACCCACGTTCAAGAGTCACAACGTACGGTTTGGCTATCTCGTCGTCTGAGTCATCGACCCCATCAATGACAAGATCGGCGTGAATCTCATACAACGCATAGCGGTTGTCGTCGGTTAGCGAGAACCCGCCTTCCTCTGCTTTCCGCTCCTCAATGTCGCTGTGGTATGGTTCAGGCTCTCCAAGGTCAACATCACGATAAAACCCCGCAGCCTGTAGCTTACGCATCTCGTTTTTTGTCTTACGCATAACGTGCGTAACACGCTCTGCGGTCTCTATATGGCTCGCACCATACGGTACAATGACATCTTCTGCTGGGATGTATATAGCAGCTTGCCGCCCAAGATTAGGGTCAAAATACACCTTCTTGAACGCTGAACCTGCCAGACCCAAGCTATAGAGCAGGCGTTCGTGCTCGGGACGGTACTCGACCATACGCTCGGTCAGCTCGTAGTTCATATCCGCACGAACGCGCTCTGCGGCCTCGATCTTCTCTTTAGATTCTTCCCCGAGGATTTTTGTCTTTACAGGGCCTGCGGCGGGGAATACTTCCGACATTGTTTCCGCTTGGAAACGAATCGCAGCTTCAGCTAGTACTGTAGAGTAGACACCACACGCGCCTTCCCATGGTTCAGTACGTTCTTCGTATTTAAAGCCCAGAACGTCCAGACCTTTGACAAAGGTCTCAGTCCAGTCTTTGCGTCCGTCTTTATCCGCAGTAACTAAACCTACTAAATCTTGGGATAATTCGCGCAAATGAGACTCGTCAAGGACCTCTGCAAGATTCATGTCAAACTCAACGAAATCAGATATTTCAGCGTCTGGGATAAGCGTGATTTCCATGGAACCATCGCTTAATGTCACTGCTTCTGGGTCTACAATCTCTATCTCTAACTCGTCAGATTCGTTGATTCCTTCGATGTCGTCATCCTCTATTCCTTGCGGAGCGGAGTAGAGTCCTTTTTCTATAGCCATGTCTTAACCTCTTAGTAATACCCACCGCGTCGTTGCTTGAAGTATCTTATTTCGTCAGGCTCGTCAGTTGGCAAGCGGATAAACCCACCTTGCCTAAATCGCATAAGAGCCATCACCGTTGAGTCCACTAAGTCATCATGACTCATAAAAGGAAATCCAGCAATTTCTTCTACGACCTCCTCTGCCCATCTGGTAGCGGGTACCCACACTAGCCCCGATGCGACAATATCTGCAACTGAGTTCAGCCGCGCTAACTTATCTCCAGACCCACGATGCGGAGTGTACTCCGACACGGGTAGCCCCATACGGCGCATTTCTTGGTACAACGCTGTACCTGCACTTTTCTTCTCCACGATAAACGCATCAGGGTCCCAGTTAGCATATTCATCCATCGCAAGCTGCTTCAGTTCTGGGAACTCCATACGTTTCTTGATGCTGTTAAGGAGGATGATGTTATACGCGGCGGTTTCTTCATTGTAGAACACCCCCCACGTTGTCAAGGCTGTGAAGTCTGCACGGTTATGTGTCTCCGCCGCAGCATCAAGTGACATTATGATGTACTCGCATGGAGGCGGGTTATCTTGTTCCCATATACCCCACCACTCGCGCTTCACAATCGACGCTTCTTCGGCAGTCGGCTGTTGTTGGTACTGGGCATTCCACTGGAACGCTGGCATTGACGCCTTGGTTCGTAATAGTGCTTCTAAATCAAAGAACTCAGGCCATAGCGGTTTTTGTACGTAGCGCAGTGTCTTCTTATCACGTACTTCAAGAATGGCGGGGAATTCCACGACCTCGTACTGGTCTGCACGATCATTCTTTGCCATGTCTGTTGTTACACGCCCTGTTAGGTCATCCATGTGCCAACGTGTTTGGATAATGGCTACACGTCCCCCCGGCATCAGACGAGTACGCGCACCGAAGGTAAACCACTCGTAGGCTTTCTCGAACACTTCAAAGTTGCCGTTAATAACGTCTTGTTCGGAATGAGGGTCATCTACGAGGAGTAGATCAGCACCACGACCTGCTAGAGCACTACCAATACCGCAGGCGTAGTACTCTCCACCAACATTCGTGTTCCACCTACCTGCTGACTTACTATCTTGTGCTAATGCCGTAGTGGGAAATACTGCACGATACCCGTCAGTGGCTATTAAGTTACGTACTTTACGCCCAAAATCTACGGCGAGATCGGTAGTATGGGACACCATCATGACCTTTTTTGTGGGGTTTCTACCCAAAAACCAAGCAGGAAACATGATAGAAACTAGCTGAGATTTGCCGTGACGAGGGGGAATATTGACGCATATACGGTCTTTATCCCCTCGTTCTATAGCCATTAACATATCAGCGAGTTTGCGATGGTGGGCACCGACAATGTAGTCGGGCTGCATTTTCTTACAGAACGCAATTAAGTCGTTGAATGCAGCTTGATTCTCTTTCCGGGCGGATAATTCCTCCGCCATCTTCTCTATTTCTGCGAGTTCATCAGCAGAAAAGGCATCCAGATTAGCGAGCATGTGCTCAATTTCTTCTTCTGAAAACCCCAGTGCCGTGTCACTCACCGGATTCGTCCTCTATCCCCAGTTCAGCGTCTATATCTATGGCTTCGCCCTCGATGTACACGGCGTCTTCTATGTCATCTGATGGATTCACCAATTTTGACAGCTTAGCACGCAGGCTTTCACGTAATTCGTCTGTTGTTTGATGAGTTATCGTGACTTCTGCCTTTTCTGTAAACAAGCCAACGTCCGAAATCTTACCGAGAAGTTCTAACGCACGGAGACGCACCCGTGGATCAGGGTTCTCAGTTTCTTCTATTAGCTTGTTTGTGACTAGATGACGAACTTGAGTCGCGCTCTGTACGACTGAATGCCCGAATTGTGTGAGGATGTTATGGGTCAGCATAAGCGCAGCGGGTGGCAGCGTAGATGCACGTTTGTTTGAGACCCGTTTGGACGCTTTTTCGGGGTTATCTGCGTAGGCGAGGGTAAGTTTTGCGGCGGTTTCTTCGTCTTCCGTTGTGGGGTCGATCTCTAACCCATGCTCAACGAGTGCAGCGGCGGTGTTGCACGCAGCTTCCGCTCGCGCACGCAAGTCCATATACGGAATTTCATCCGAATATGGCACACCGATCTCCGGCTCTAGCACCATTGTCATACTGTTTTTCCGCAGGTTATTAACCGTTAGTGGGTATTTATACATAACAATTTAGTTTTGTGCAAGGAGGTGCCCTTTCTGCACATAGTAACAAAAATTTTTTGTAGGGACGTTTGGGACTCCTACCGGGGGGTGTTCCTATATAGAGGGGGGTGGGGGTCTGAGCTTAAAAAACTGGACTAATTGTGTGGGTATTAGTGAACTCAGAATTTTACTCATTGTTTGTGGAGATTAGTAATACGAAACCCGCTGGGACTCCTGAGTTGACAGTCGGGGGGTGGGGGTAGGGTAGGTCTAGCATATCCGCGTTTTAGGTAATCGCCTTGTTAGTGCGTCACTAACAAAGTATTGAGGTTTATCTAAACTTGTCATAATGTGCGTTTATCTATTGTGTTGTTATGGTGTAATTGCTTTAATAGTTTCACCAGCGCGGGAATCGTTGGTTAACTTAAACTTAAACAGAGGTAACAACTATGAGAACAATCTCAGAAAAAACTAACAAAGCACTAGCGCGCGGGGCGTACGGAACCGCCTACAGAAGTCTGATAGCTGACGGATTTAATCAACCTACCGACTTCATTAACCCTAGGTCTGATAGCAGTACATTAAAGCCAGAGGAATACGAGAATTTAAAGGCGGCAATTATCGCGGGATTCACCGCCGATGTGCGGGAACTACTGACAAAGCCAGTAAAGAGCTTGACCGACGAACAAAAACCAGATCGTAGGTACTGGGCGCAGCAAATCAGTGCCCTTATTGCTACCTATAGACTCGAACTCAAACAGAACTAATAAAGAGGTAATACAGTATGCGTACTATTTCAGAAAAAACTCAAACCAAAATCGCACAAGCTGTTAGCAAGACTACCAGTGCAGAGAAAGCCAAAACCCTTGCGCTTGATTCGCTTATAGCGGATGGCTTTGATAAACCCAGCGACTTTGTATCACCTAAGTCTAAGGGCTCCACTGTTACGCCAGAGGAGTTCGAAGCGCTGAAGGCGGCGATTGTCGCGGGATTCACCGCCGATGTGCGGAAACTACTAGCCAAGCCGGTCAAATCTTTGAGCGCCCAGCAAAGATCAGATCGTAGGTACTCGAAACAACAAATCAATGCCCGTATCAGTGACTTCAAACGTCAGATTACAAAGCGCTTAGCCGGTGATGAAGGGAAAGCCCCTAGTCGGAATAAAACAGCCGACCAGAAAATAAGGGAAAGGTTAACGGAAGTCTTAAAAGTATGCCAACAGGCTGAAAGCTTAGACTTCAATGTCAACGATATGGTTAAAGCAATTAAACAGGCGTTAGCAATCATCAAGTAAACAACTATCACGGGGCGCGATTAGCGCCCCACTTTTCACGCCAAACTAGAGGAAACGAAAATGAGCGATTTACAAAAAGCAAAGGAAGACCAAATCACTGGCAACACCAGAGATGGGTTTAATTTGTTTTTTCGACCAAAAGGTTTTTTGGTCGAAACAAAAGACGATAGCTATAACTATCGTCAACAGGATCACTGCTGGATCATCCAATGGCAAGGAACGCCATTCTTTGATAGCGGGTATCAAGCGTATTCGTTCAACTCTAAGCGAAAAGCCTTGAAAGCTCTTCGCGAATGGGGGGAATGACAAATGTATCACGTTAACGAGTTTAACTCTGACCGGTCGGAAGTCACTGCGGCATATACCGCAGAAGACTTCCCTGTGGGTCAGTTGGTAGGGTGCAGCGGAAACGCTGTGCTCATTAAGACCACGGAAGGGTGGGCGGTGGTTAGCCGTCCCCGTAGTGAAGGCCCTATTTTACCAACAACCAACCTAGACTGGGCATGGGGGGAATAACATGAGAGAAAAACTGCTAGGGCTGGCGTGTCTTACCCTATATATTTTGGCAAGCTCACTGGAATACAGTGAACTAATAACTCGTTAAGCAAACCCCGCTACGGCGGGGTTTTTTTGTGCCCGTAGTTTTTGCACGTAGTCGTGTTATCACATGGCCACGTGCCCAGATACC